CACAGAACGGACAGCCAGACTTGCTAAATAATCCCTGTTCTTTCACCGGAATCACTTATCCCACAACCTTAACCCTGTGCATGTGGGTGTGCTTTATTGGTGCCCGCGTGGAACAAGTTGTCCTTGTGCTCCCCGTTCTGGTTGATGGAGTAGGTCTTGGGGAACCCGCTGTTGGCGAAGTCCACCAGCCCGACCTGGGCGACGCCCCACTTGTCGTCCTGGGCGTCGCGGGGGGTGATCTCGGTGTTCACATCGAGATACTGCGCGCCGAAGAGGGTGCCAGCGACGTAGTCGGTGACCGACGGTACGGTGTCGGCGTGGTCCCCGAAGTAGATGAGCCGGTTGATGTTGTCGGCGGCGGTAGCTGTTCCCTTCGGGGCGCAGACGCCACCTGTGGAACCGGTAGACCAGCCGACACGAGCGCCGGGTTGCTTGTCGATGGAAGCGCGGATACCCTCACCGGCATGGGCCAGACACGGCCCCCAGGTTTGTACCCAGAAATAGTAGGAGGCGGTGACAGCACACGGGGTAACACCCATCGGCATACCGGGGCCGTTGGCGTCAGTTGAAACCACCACACCCTTGTAGGGATTCTGCACCAGCTTGAAACAACCAGTCGAGGTCGCGGCGGCTTTCTTGAGACCGGGTTGCTTCAACCAGATACCGGTCTGTTGATTCAAGGCCGTCGAAGAAACGAGGGCCTCATTGCCATAGATCGGGACTACCTGTTGGTAGGTAGTATCGGTAGAGTTGCAGACCAGGAAACCATCCTTGAAGAAGTCTGCCGCAAGGACAGGGAGGGCGACGGTGGACAGGGACAGCTTCATATAGGTAGTGCCGACAGCGTAGGCTGAATAAGCTACCTGGTCGGTAGAAGTGGAAGCGGGGCCTTGAGCCGCCGAGATGACCAGTTTGTTAGCGGTCAGCGCCGTAGCGCCAGCCTGAGCGTAGCGGAACACCCGTCCGTCATTGGTGAAGCCGCGAGTGCCCAGAGGTACCCTCTGTGCGGCGGCGGCAGAATTGATCATTTCTTCGGTTAGTTGGATGCTATTTGGAAAAGCCATATGTTTACTCCTTAGAGCGCTTCCTTGAGCGCTTTACCTTGCGCTTTGGGGATAGGGCCTTGCCGCTTGTGACAACGGGTTCCGCTGGCGGTTCAACGGGGTCGGCTTGGGGGGCTTCGTTCTTCGGCATTTCTGCTATAGGCTTGAATCCCCTTGCTAGGTAACGCTCCCGGTTGTATGGGTCGTTCAGAAGTTCCACGATTTTACCCGAAGGAAGTTGAAAGAGAGCGCGTGGGATGATTTTAAGAACTACCTCCCGGCCTCTTCTGTCCTTCCAGTGGTCGGTCTCAACTGTAAAACCCATATTTTCCAGACTCACGTTAACCTCCTATTAAGTTGTAGTTGCGAGGGCAGCCGCGGCGTAGGTCAGGGGAGCGCCGTAGGAATCGTCGATCTCGAACACGCCGTAGTCGGCAACGTAGACGACTTCCCACGCGCGTAGAGAAGCGTCGCGTTCGCGCTCAACGCCCCAGTCCTTAGACTCGATGTAGGCCATCGCGTTCTTGGAGAAGATAGCGCCTACCGCGTCACTAGAAGCGTCAACGACGATGTTGGCATCCCAGAACATATTGATGCCGTTGATGTTGATGGAGAAGAACCGACGGAGCAATTCCTCATTCTCGGTGATGAGACCGGCGAAGTATGTCGCGCCGACAGCGGCACCGGACTTCTGGAGTTGCATCAGGGGAATGGGATGCTCGACGATGTAGACGGGAGCCGGATAGAGATTAGCCTGGGCATGGGCGGCGACACCGAAGACTTGCGTCAGGCCGAACGGATTGCCCGATACGCCGAGGGTGGTTCCGGTGTTAAGGGCGGCGAACAGGGCGATGATGTCCATGTCTACCTTGCGGGCCTGGGCGTCACCGGCGAGGCGTCCCATCATAGAGAACACATCCTCGTTGAACTGCCGTGCGAGTTTGTCGGTGATGATGAACTTCCCACCAACTTCGCCGGTGGTCAGGTCGGTGGTCGAGATGGCGAGGTCTTTGGAGTCCACGATGTCGATGCCGTCAGTCAGGTTATCAAATGAGATGGAACCGGACTTCGGGATGGTGAGTTGTTTCTGCCCCGAACCGAGAGAGAAGTGTTCGATGAGGTTCTTGCAGGGGGCGGCTGATTCTGCCGTATAGCGGCATTTAGCCAGAACGATGTTGGAGATGTTTTCGAGGTTTCCGCTTGTTGCGGTTTGGATGGCCATAGGTTACTCCTTTTAGGGTGAAAAGCCTGAGTCTTTCATTCCCTTTTCGTATTGTGTGCGTGAGATTTGACCTTGAGCGTATTTCTCGCGGAGTTGGTCAACCGAGATTAGATTGCCTGTGGTTACGCCGGAGTCAACCCGGAACTTTGGCTGGCTGGATGCCTGTGGTTTGAGGTAGGACGCGATTCTTTCGATGGTTTCGGGGTTGTCGGTACCGAGTTCCTTGATCTTGTCTTCGGGAATACCGTACTTGGTGGCGGTGGAGACAAGTAACTGATCCTTGTACTTCTTGGTTTCGGCCTCCAAGTCCATTAACCGTTGTTCCATCGTTTTATTTACACGCCCGCCTTCACGCTTGAGCGCATCTTCGATAGCCTTGTCCAGTTGAGCCTTTGTGTAGGTTGGAGCAGGTTCTTTGGCTTCGGGAGTTGGCGCAGAGATAGTCTTTACCTCGTCCTTCGTTTCCAGAACTTTGTCCGTAGTGGTTTCCATTTTCTAACTCCTTTATTTTTTTAATGCTGGGATTTCATTTTCTGGGATACCAAGTAATTTAGCCATATTCCTTAGTTCTGTTTTGGCTTTAGTACTCCACGTTGTTGTGACGTAACCTAAAAGATTCAAGGCGACATCTACTTCCCAATGTGAAGCGCGATACATTTCTTTTTGTCTTGATGTCATGGTTTTGGTATCTGTGTAATACAGATCAGTATTGCCTTTCCATGAATCGTAGTTCTCATTCCAAGTGCCGAGATATTTACCTGCCGTCTCTTCGTCCCAATCGGCGTCCCAAACGGTATCCCTTAAAGACTTGGGCAATGCCGAGAGATAGTCGTAGTAGTTAGACCTGTCAGGTTGAACGGGTAGGGTCTTAGAAAACTCTTCCGGCATAACCTTCAAGTGGGCTAACGCATTGGCTGACGTGTCTGTCATTAGTTTGTTAAGTTCGTCTATCTTCGCCCGTTTTTCGTCAGGAGATAAGTCTGAATTGGTATAGACTTCCTGTTGTAATTTACGGATGTCAGAGAGAGTTGAGGTAACTGTCCTCATATAACGCGCTGATGCAGAGTAGAACGAACCATTTTCATAGTCATAAAAGAACATTGTTTCAGGATGGTCTTTTAGATACTCGTTGTATTTCTCAACGTTACCCTCAGCCAACCATTGCTTGAGGGCTTGTTCGCCCTGAGTTAGTTTCTCAAGTGTTGTGTAAAGGCTGTCTACGCTTGTGGAACCACTACCGTAAGGATCGCGAGCAATAAGAGATTTGATTACAGGGATGTCCGCCCACGTTGGGGAGGGTTCGGAGATATTAGGTACAATCCCTGTCCCTTTTAGGATAGCGTCAACTGTATCCACAACGTAGGAACCTAACCCGGCAGTATAACCACGGAATAAGTTTTCAATCTTCCGAGGCGAATATCCGAGCCAATCACCGAGTTGTTTGAACATCTCCGGTGTATAGATTGAGTATTGAAGTTCGGGTAGCAAGTCCTCTTCAGATTCGGGTACAATGTTTCTGCCAAGGAAGAAGTCGTAATTGGTGAGGTTTTCTATCAACGGCTCGAACGCTGTCGGTGTGACCATATCAGGGCTTAAACCAAAACCACCCAGTACGGCGTCACGTAGGTTGTCTATAGACACCGCGTCTTTATTGTCCATCCATTCAAGAGCGCGTTCGGGGACAGAACCAAAGATGATACCAAGCTCAAAGGGTTTAGGTATTCTGATAATGGGGCCGTTGTCCCCAATACGGAACATCCAAAACAGGTCTTTCTGCCACTGGGGGGTTTCTTTCCACCAGTCCTCATCTCGGTTGGCGAGATAAAGAAGGATTGATGGTAGAGTGATCCCTATTAAGACTTTAGGATAGAATGAACCTGGGTTATGCATGGCTTCGCGGACTAACTTCTCTTGTGCCCTCATGTTGGCATTGAAAAACGCTTTAATCATATTAACAGCGCGTGTCTTACCACCCATGATAGCAAAGTCAAGCGTAATGTCGCGGGATGCTTGAGCGGCTTGTAAAGGGGTTTCGCCTTTAGATAAGGCGCGTTTAAACTCACCCATTCTATTAGCGGCTTCTGTGTATTCCGAAAGGATTTGTAGAACTTCCAACGGATGTTTAACGTAGTCGGTAAACTTCTTGCCCTCGACTATCTCATTAAAGCTCTTTTTAAGCTCTTGCCTATCCATTGAGACAAGCATGGAACGCTCGCCGCCAGAAGCTCTCCACAGGTCGTAGTCTTTACCCTTCTTGATAACCTCAAACAACCCACGTGCGCCATCGTATATAGGGATGAAGCCGTGTTTAGAATAAACGAAAGCGGAGAACATATCGCGTATCGGGTTTTTGGCAACAAAGAAGTCTGGGGTAAGTACAGCGCCAGCACGAAGCCACTTAGCGGGATACGATAATATCTTGAATATCATCGCAACGTCTTCGGTTTCCATCCCCATGAGAGCTTGGTACAATTCAGGTGTGACTTGGTAGAACTTCCTCTTGCCGCCTATTAAGACGGAAACTACATTGTCTTTATTGTTGAACATAGCTGGACGGAAGATGTTAATAGTAGCGTCAACATCCTCTTCGCTCATACCCTCAATATCAACACCTAAGTCTTTAGCGGATACTTGCGCCACCTTCGTCATTGGAGTTGGTATCTCTTCCATCATCTGCCCTAGATGGATATTTTTACTAGCGATATTAGCCATCGCCATGCCGATAGCGTTTCGGTCGGCGGAGTTGATTATGGCGTAAGTATTCTTGACAATAGACTCGAACGGGTCGATAATCTCTCTCTCTGAGCCTTTGATACGCTTGATCTCCTGTGACACCGATGCGAGTTTCTTCCCCATATGCCCTTGAGACTGCAACTCTTCTATGACACGGTAGAACGGCACATAATCTTTGGAAGACTCTTGAAGCCTTGCCAACGTATCGGCATTGATTAACCCCGCGTCACGCGCATATTCAAGGACTTGATACTGGAAGATGTACAGGTCTTCGGCTACTTTCTTGAACTCCGGGTGTGCCGATTCTAGTTCTCTAATAGACTGCTGGGCGTCGATTACAGAAATACCAGTTTCTATTTCACGTTCGGCGAGTTGAACGGTGCGCCTTGAAACAAGATAAATCCGCATATCATCGAGATTTTCTTTAACCGGAGCGACAATATCTTGTAACGACTTACCCTTAATTTTCAAACGGGTGTTGGCACCAGTCCCTTCCCACGGGTTTTTAGCATACAGCGTACCTTTCTCAAAAAAGATATTAGCTTTGCCACGAATCCCCTTGATAAGCCTCGTCAATAGCGCAGGATTACCGGCGTCGTCGAACTTCACGCCCTCTTTAACAGCGAGATTAGTGAACTTCTGAATGGCGTACATATCGTCGTACAAGTGGATGAACAACCTATCGAGAACGTCTTTGACAGAACGGGAACCTTGCGGTTCTTCCATATTGATTTGAGAAGCCACTTTAGCTGTAGACGGTTGACGTTGCCACCTTTGATAGTCATTCCGCGCTGTCGAAAGGGTGTTTTTGATTTCAGGATATTGATTAAGGAATTGCTCGAAGGTTTTATTAAAAGACAACCCGGCAAGTTTAGCTGGATTAGTAATATAGTATCTTAGGTATTCGCCGAACGCTTCCGCTTGCGCGTCTTTCGGATCGGGATATCCCTTGAGTAGTTCGGTGCGTTCATTAGTGGGGATACCCTTTGACAATTTATAGCGTTCGTCGAGAAGATGCCCGACTTCGTGGGAGACTGTCTGGACATCACCATGCTTAAACCGAATGATTTCTTTGCCCGTCTTATAGATACCTAAAGCCTTACTGCGGAACTTACCCCTACGGATAACAACATCAAGTTTTTCCCGCAGGTCATTGATAACGTCAGAGCGTCTTACTAAAGTCTCGCGGGTTACTACGCGAGGCATGGCAATCGCGGGAGCGGCGGCGGTAGCCACACGGGGTTGCTCCTTGGGTGTAACTTTTGTCTCTTTGGTAACTGTTTTTCTAGTCTCTATCTTAGCCCGCGCCTCTGCCACCATCTGCTGTCTCTTTTGACTACGATGTTCTTTAAGGACTGATTCTGTAGTAGGTTTTACTGTGGTTGCGGTAGGATTTACTGTAGATTTGCCTTGAGAAGTAATGGTGGTAATATCATCAATTGGCGCGTTTTTGTTATCTTCCCAGAATCGTTCTGCGCCGTACATCCAACCGCGTTCTTGCCCTTGCCGATTGTATTCTGAAAGGAATGGGGAAAGATTACCGGCAACATCTTGTATAACGTGCGTTTGAATCTTCTGGATAAACTCTGCCGATGTTTTAGACTTTGCCGCTATATTACGCAAACTAATAAGTTGTGATTCATTGAGTGGTTGCGCCTTAACAAACCCTTCGGTGCCATATTCCCGTTGACCTGTCGCTACTTCAGCATCTTCAACAAGGGACTCTTGCTTGGCGGCCTCAACTGCTACGGTGACTTCTTTCTCATGGGTTTCAGTAACAGCGTCCAGCCCCTCTTGCTTAGCGGTGGGCTCGTCCTGGGCGATAGAATCGGCTACCGTCTGGTCATACTCGGTTTTAATTTCAGGAGGCAGGTTATCAACGACTTTCGTGGTGAACCTATCATACAGGACAGACGCGCCGCCGAAGCCTGCGCCCATTGCGCCGCCTATGGAAATAGCCGCCCACATCGCGGCATCGAGTTTAACTTCCTGACCTAGAGCGGAGCGAGATATGGCTTCCTGTACCGCTTCCTCACCGGCCTCAGTTAGAGATTGTCCGCCAACATTGACCAGTCCTCTGGCTATAGCGTTTTTCAGTCCGAAGCCTGGAATAAAGAAAGCCGCCAACTGAGCGGTGTTAGAAGCACCGAGTAGTCCCATGTTGTAAAGAAACGTCTGCTGTGCGGCGTCGCTTGCTTCTGTGGGGGAAAGACCTTGAGACAACGCCTGGTCGTAGACCGCACCGGCTTCTAACGCAGATTCGGCACCGGACATGACCGCCGACCCGAACACCGCTTGCCCAAACTTCCCGGCTCCAAGAGCCTTTGCGCCAAGTCCTACACCTACACCTAAAGGCATCAGCATTAAGGTCGTCGGGAGAGCTTGAAAGACACCAACGTAGAAGTCCTGCCATGTAAACTTATTAGGGTCAGCATCAAGGCCAATCGAAAGCCTCATGTATGGGTCGGCTTCTTTAGACAAGTAATCAGCTATGCCGTCAGCCCCAAGCCACTTTGCGCTACCGGCTATCATGTCTGCGAGTTGCCCGAAGCCAGCGGTGGTAGCCCTGACAGCTACGGGGACTTTTTGTAATGCTTCGACATACTTATCATATTCCGCTTTGGATGTATCTTTTCTGGTAGAGATAGTCCACGGCAAAGTGATAGGGCCGAACTTCGCCTGATAAGACCCCTGACTTTTAACCCACTCATCATAAGTCGGGATGTACTGTTCATGGAAGATATTGCGCATCTCATCGATAGTAATATCAGGGAAGATATACTTTAGCATCGCCTCAGACTGAGGGGTTCTACTTAAAGTCTGCTCGTTAAAGAGTCTCATTTCGGGATCGAACATGATAGACGCCCAGATAGCATTGACCTTCTCCGCAGGGAAGACGGTCTCTAAAACATCCTTGACTTCCTGTTGTAACTCTTTTTCAGCGGCTTTGGTTAACTCTTCTTGCTTACCGGATACAATCGCGTCGAAAGCGTTGGTATCCTCGTTTTCAATGGCGTTGTGAATATCTACTAGTTCGGTCATAGACCACGATACACCCTCAGGAGAGACAGCATAGCCGTCGCCGGTGAGCTTCCAGCCATCGGGTAGAATCTCAGCCAGTCCTAACGCCTGTCTGACCATCTTACCCCAGATAGGGTCGTTGGCTAAATCGGCTAGAGAATAGATATTCCCCTGCGGGTCTTGCCACTGGTTGTTACCGAGAATCTTCCAGCCTTCAGGGGTGACTGATTTAAGGTCGTTAAACAAGTCATCCACTTCGGAACGGGGTATCATACCAAGAGAGGCAGCTAGTTCGTCGGGCATTCCTTTGGGGGCGATAGGGTGCAGCCCTTCGCCGGACAATTCCTCCCACTCGCCGGTCTCTGGGTTAACTCTGATAAACGGGGAAATGTCGTCATAATGAGGGTAGATTTCCTTGAGCTTCTTGGCGAAGTCTTCAGGAGTTAAAACTTCTTCAGGCGGCCCAGCGAGTTCCCATATCCAGTTGCCCTTTTCACCACGGGCTACGGCGATATTGCGAAGATCGTCGAAACTGCCACCAGAAGCAGTACCCCCGCCACCACCACCTGTAGTCCCCCCACCGGACGTACCACCACCTGTAGTACCATCTCCGAAAACAAAGGGTTTATTCCAGGCGGCAGTCCATTGTTCGGCAAGTTCTGTAGTAAGGCCAAACTGCTCGAACTGTTTTATTCGAGCTAGGTTCTGCTCATAGGTGTAATCCACCTGTGGTGCGGCCAGACGATAGAACTCGTCTATTGAAGGTACTGCGCCAGCAGCGTAAGCCCTCGCCGCCACGCCTTGCATATCGAGTCTCTGGCTGCCGGTATTCTGGAAGCCCGACATGAAATCAAGACGCTTAGTTGGGTCGGTCATTGCACCGGGCTGACCAATAGACGAAAAGGCATTAAAATCCTGTTCATACTGTACAGTGTCTAGCCCACGTTTACGCGCAGCTTCTTTAGCCTTCTCAAGCTCGCTTAAATATTCGTCAGTGTATAGTTGAGGCATCTATAAATACATTCCTACCTTTGCGGTATTCCGTATAAAGCCACATAAAAAAGTACGTTAAAATGGGTATACATACGGGGCATGGGCACATTTAATCCCCTATAAGGTGCTTTTTGTATTGTTCCATTAACCACAAAACACGTTCGGGATAAGCATATCTCCTGCTAGCAAGCGCCCAATCGCCGTCTTCATCATGGTAGTCGTAAATTATGATTATGTTCTCAGCTTCCTCGATATGTTCTTTAAGCCAGTCGATAATTCCGGCCTTCTCTTCGCCAATGAAGAGATCGGAAATACAATCTATTTTCTCTACCCATTTATCAGGATTAACAGGCGGGGGTTTCTTTCTAAACATTTAGAAGTTCCTCTGCGGAGCAACTTGCTCTGCGGCCATAGACTGAGGGCCAGGAATAGGATTACCCATCTTGCGTGAACTCATTAGCTTACTTAACGCTGCGCTACGCTGGGCTTTATCCACCATTGGGGCGTGTTCAGACTCGCCCAGTATCGCTCTAATGCGGCGGGCGGCCTCTTCCGGTGTGATAAACTTAGCCATTCTGCCCTCCACCGAATATCGGAAGTTGCTGATTGGGCCTAACGCCCATATTAGCTTGTAAAGGATTTTCGCCCCCGAAATGCTGCTTAAGTCTCTTCAATAGAGCCAGGACGTGCAGATTAGCCTCTTCGGTCTGCATTTCGGCATAGGACATGATCTGGGAGATAATGACGTTCTCAGGGGTAATCGTTTCGGCGGCTTCCTGCTCCATTAAATCGTCTTCTTTTTCGTTGTTCTCTATGCCAAGAATGTCTTTACGGATGGTTTGTTTCGAAAGAAGGCCGATAGCGGAGTTGCCAATAGCCATTTTGGTTGCCATTTCCTCTAAGGACTCGTTCTTGAACCGGTATTTCATTTTATAAGCGCCGGTCAGTTTCTTGACATCATAAGTTCGTTCCATGCCTTCAGTACCCAGAGTGACCTTGGTCATACCTTCAAGTTGTTTAACAATCATCTTGTGGGAGTTCTGATAAAGCAGGGCGAGAGCCTGTAATCTAGGATATAAAATAGAGTCTTTAGTTGCCATGAGACGGGCGATAGCCACCGCAGGCAGGGGGAAAGCGACGTTGCCGTAGTTAATCGAAGTAAGTCCCGCTCTCTGGAAGAAATCGTTTATAATCCCTTGAAACGTCTTCTGGGCGACGGTTAAATCCCTTTTAGGAATTAACTTCATCTCCTGATCCACTGACAGGACACCCTGAGAAGACGGATAGTGGTCGGGGACTTCGGCGTTTTTATCCCCCGGTTGCTGTAAGGCGGGGCGCAAATCTTCAAATCCCTGAGTCTTAGTTACCGAGGCATTAAAGTTAATCTCCTTAAAGACATCTTCCATATCGTAGAAGATTGATTCGCCCCGATGTTCCGTCTTACCACCCAGAGTAGAACCTACCGGGGCCGCCTGAATAACAAATGGTACGAATCCATAGGGGTTAACTTGCTCCGGGCCTTTTTTACCGGATAGAGCATCTAAGGTGTCAGTGATTTCGTCCGAGATGAAGACGGCATTTTCGTCCTTCGTCCAAACATCCCTTACGACGCCGTACTCATTTGAAATAGTAAAGCCATAATCCTTCTGTATATCATATTTAGACCGCCTTGAAATGACGCAGGCCCACTCTAAACCGGAACGGGACGCCCCATAAACTAATCTACGTCTTTCGATAGCCCGTGTATCGGGGATTAAGATACCGTCTTCCATTCTCCACATGATTTGCCGGCAGGCCCAGCCCTGGCCGTTGATCTGTTCTACGTTGGAATTATGCAGAGGGTAGTCGTTAACTAGCATCCACAGGTTAGTAGCTTCGATTTCGGCGTCTTTGGCGAAATCAACGATTAAGGCGGCCTCATCATCTGGAATGTCGCCTTCGACTTCCGGTACGACGTTAGCCCCGGCGATCATAGCGCAGATTTTATTGAAAAACAGCCTGGCTTCGGGGACGACGACCTGGAAGATATCGACGATTTCAGTATTATCCCATTTAGTAAGCGCCTCAAACTCGTTATCTATAAGTTTCTGATGCTTGTCCATACGGGCGAACAAGTCAGAATCGTTCAAATAAGCATTATTGATAGCGGTTAATATTCTTTCATCCATTAGAACTGCCTCCAGCGGGGCTTCAGGCGCGAGTTTTTGAACATCATGGTAGCGTATCTTCGCGCGTCCATACCGTGACTCCACCTGTGAGTCGTTTTTTCAGTTAGTTTACCGTCTTTATCCTCGACGTATTTGAAGTTTCTCTGCTCTTTAATACAGTTAAGGGAAGCTTTAGTCCAGAACTGCTTTAGCTGTCTGACCCTCTGGTGGCCGTACTCTACCGACCCCTGTGCTTTATCGACGGGTTTAATATTCCAGCCGTCCCGTTTCAACTCTTCAATTGATTTAGGCTCGGCGGAATCGGCGTACATCGGTGCGCCGCCGCGTTCGAGGCCCAGTTCCGACATCTTCTGGGTAATATCCTGATTTGTTAAACCGACTTCGTAGATTAATTCTTCGGAATAGACCGAATCGTGGGTGAAGACATTTCTAACAAGTACCGTAGGGTCGCCGGAGAAACCAAAGTCTATACCGTAAACAGTATCCCCGTCCCTGGGAAGAGCATCTACTAGTTCAAATTTATGGTAAACCAGGCCTTCGATTCGACCGAGAAGCCCCAACCCATAGACGTTCCACCAGTTCGGGTCTTTATCTTTGTTAGACTCAATATTGCGCACATACTCTGGAGGCAGAACGCGGACGGCATCACGATAAGTTGAGTGGATATATTCGTTTGCGGGATCATCCAACATTCCATTATCGTGTACCCAAAACTCAGATACCGGGTTCCAGTCCAAAAAGGTAAACTGCTCCGTCCGAACATCCAACTCCCTAAAGGCATCATACGGAACGTTGTTACATTCGTTAATAAATAAGATTTGGCGTCTACCACCCCTCATCTTGGAGGGCATATCAGCCGGGAAGAACTCGATAACCCCCGGATTGAAGTTGTAAATAAAATCCGTCTTATTGTATTTGTTCTCGTCGAAGGTGTCCCCCATGATTGCCTTGAAGTCACGGATGCAACCTCGCTTAAGATGGGGTAAGCTCTCCGACACAATCGAAACCAAGAGGTTCTCTTTGGTATGCGACGCAATCAGAATCAGGAGTTGTAAGATAGAGTATGTCTTAGAAGATGACGTACCCCCTTCATTCAAGGCCCGTCTCTTCTTGGGGTTCCGGTAGGCCGCCATATTCTTTTCCAGAACAACTGTCGTCTCTAGGTTAAGCACTAGAAGTCTTCCGGCATAGCATTATTGTCAGCGTCAACTTCCACCCAACCACGCCCCTTTATAAACATCCTCTTACGTTGACTGTCATCGTGGGATGGGGTAATTGGGGCGGTTGCTACGTTTGGTTTAGCTTGACTGTCATCGTGCGGAGGCTTAACAGCGAAAGAAATTATACGTAGCTTAGGTTGACTGTCAACGTAGACCACCCCAATCTGGTCTCCAAGCAGTTCCAAAAGCTCTGTAGCAGACATCCTCTGTAGTTCCCTGTATTTTATGGGTATAGACATTATGTAAAATACACTTCCAATAGGTGAAAAATTTATGCGGGGGTGTCTAATAGCAGGTCGAGGGCGGGGGTCAATCCAAGGTATACGCCGGCACTCCCCCGGGTGTCCCTTGCGTAGATGCCTCTGTGGGCCGCTGTGTGACACGTAGAGGGGTGCTAGTGTACTGGCGTGTATGATTCTATGGTCTGCCCTATTTACGTGGCTGTACGGGCGCATTCCTTAGAATGCTTCGGACTATATACGTTATGTCTGCTCACATTGACTGTCAAGCTGCTTCACCCTACCCTCGCCCTCGATGATAGCTTTAAGATCACGCTTGCCATGCTCACTGATTACGTTGATCGTATAACTGCGGTTATCTGTAAGCGGCCCACGTTCCTGGTATACGTTCTCCATCTTGTTAAGTAGATCAATGGCTGTCATGTTCTGTACTCGTGTTATACCTGACTGCGTTCGGTGCTGCTCTTGTGCTATGTCGCTCAGAATCTCTTTCCTTTTGGCTACTGACAGCACCCTTGCGTTTGCGCAAGCAGCTTTAAGCTCTTCCAATCTAGCTATGACTTCGCTATTCTTCGCTACGCGAGAGGCCACAGAGGGACACTTGGGAGAATACCCGGCCTTAATAGCAGCCTCATGTAAACCTAACCCGGAGAATACACCCTGGGCGAAGTTCTCGTATCTTGTATTACTAAGGACTGGCATAAGGCTCTCTCCATGTGATTAGTTATATGAGCAAGGCGCGGGATTATCGGGTTGACATAAGTAATAGTAAGGGTTTAATAACCTCGATAAATAGTTAGGCGTGGTAAGGTTAAGTAAGGATAATGCACCTATACAGTAAGCTATCCTATCCCTTATGATGAAGGCCCAGGTTAATCAATGAATAGAAAGGACACGAGAAGATGGAGCACAAGAAGCTAGTTTCCCGCCAATCCGGCCCTGATGGTTGGTTTATTAGGTGCTCTTGTGGGCGTAAGTGGACAGGCTGGCGTTGGCTTATAGAAGAAATGTTTTACGGCCATTTACCAGAGCTAGAGCCGCCTGTTATAACTATGAAGCCAGAGGATTACGATTAGGTGAAGATTGTAATTGATAACTGCCCAGTGTGTAAACGGGAAACTCTGATGACACTCAGGAAAAACAGCGACGCTAGGGACACCACAATATATAAATGGTGCTCTCTTTGCGGAAAGTACTTTATAGACACAACAACGACAATACTGGAAGAATCCCGTGTTATGCGGGACACTCATAAGTCCTGACCTATAAGGCAGGCAGGGAATAGGAGACTGGGGCAGATGGACAACACCAAACTAGCCACCAAACTAACAAGGGTGCTTTGCTCTAACTACGGTGGACCTGAGTGCCAAGATTGTCCTTGGAATAAAGCGCGGCAAGGGTATGAGGGAGATCAGTTTTATTGCTCTTGCGCTTTCAACGGTGGCGCTGGTGGCACAGTCACGTTAGTAAAGGCTTAACTCACAAGTCCTGAGGTAACAGGCTGAGTTAATAGGAGACTGAGACATGGAAGTGCAGAACATGACTAGCGAACGATCGGGCAGAGCAGTGCCTAATCAACTCATTATCAATACACCTGACGCAACCTACTTCCAAAGCTACGACAGCATCGTAGTGAAAACCACCTTTGAAGATGGAGGACGTGTTGTTTATTTGGACGCCCAGACTTGGGACTATTCAAAGACGACCGGAAAGTACCGCAACCTTTTCCTGGGCGAGACAAAGAAGGAAACCGAGCGCAAGATAAAGGACGGTATCTATAAACTGACCGATCTCAACAGCGACGAGGATTTATAATGTTAAACTCTATTATCAAGGCAGCACTTGGGGACTATGCCCACAAAGGATTCAAGGCACAGGAATCACGCGACGACCTGGAATTATCCCACGATGGCGAGACTTTTATCCGGATGCAATCTGGGCTCGCTACCATCATCGAGATACGGAGGCAATGCCTGAACCATCTAATTGTAAATCATGGGATAGAATACTAAGGAGGGAATATGAATAACGATATTAAACAAGGCGACACGGTAAACACACCACGTTTTCTACGCGTGAAAATTACAGAAGTAATCCAGGATAACCGCTATATGGAAAAGTCCCGCGAATTGGGTTACACAGAACCAACCCACTACACCTACGCACTAGCTCACAATCCGAGATACGACATCTTAGGGAAGCACACCGGCTTAAATACAATGGTATTTGCCGCTGTAGAGGTCGTAAAATGACCCGCCCTAATTGCCCAAAGTGTAACAGACCGTCACCACAGTCAGCCGGTCAAGGCGCTTCCGGTAAACTCTTATTCAAACGCTGGCTATGCCCTATTAGAGGTGGTTGCGGTCATATATGGTTGGATCGTAGCCTGGAAATAAAACAAGGGGCGAGAAAGTGATGTGCTGTGTAACGTGTAACCGAAATGTGTACCCGTGTAAATGCCCAAAGGCCAAGCGAATGACGTTCTGTGCTGATTATATCGAGGCAAAGGGAATGTTTAGGCCGGGCAGTAAAAGCCCGGCGTATAGCGTCTGTCAGCCTAAAGGTTGACAGCGACGCCCAAGGTAATGCCCCGGTTTTCGCCTGTGCTATCTGGGGCTGGGCTTTTGTTATCCACAGACGGCGATCAACCCGCCCGCGACAGTTCGCCCTAACGCGGGACTAACCGCGCCACTTGCGCCGACCGTCATAAATAACGGCCCACTCACCAGCGCAACCCAAGCTGGTATGCCTTCCGCCCCTGACTTGGATACACATACCATTGTCGTAATTAACAGGCTCGCACTTGGGTAAAACTATAAACTGTCTTTAACGTACCACAATCCTAATCGTTCGTCAATATTTAATTGTGTAGTTTTCTAGTATTTTACTACAGTTTTACTAGATTGCCAGCCGTGACCGCACCAGACCTTATATAGCGGACGTTTCCGAAAGTCTGCTTTACTGATATAGTTAAGAGCGCGATTTATCCGATGCTCGATCCAATCGGTATCTCTATGTGCTGTGATTGCTAGCTGCCCCTCGGTTACGCCATGCTCGTATCGCTGCTTGACCAGCTCACCGTCATAACCACACCTGTCTAGTCTACGGTGTATCTCAGCCAGTACCTCAGTCGATGTACAGAAGTTACCGTTACACTTGATATGCCTTGCCTTACCCGGCTCTGATGTATCTTCCCATCTGTCGGGCGGCCAGTGTCCCTCTTGGAATATGGATACGTTAGTCAGTACCCACAGAATACAAGCGCGATCCCCGAAACTAAAATACGACGGGTCTGGGTTCCTGGCGGAGCGCATTACCGGTGCGTACCAGTCACTCATAAGGGCAGTACCTCGCTTAACTCATCTATCGACCTTATTAAATAGTACTCGCATCCCTGAAAGGTAACGTCAGCCTCGAATTGTATCTGCTCTGGTCTTTGCTTGCCTTTGTCGCTTTTTAACTCTAAGAACACAAGGCGCACACTCTTGAAGGCGTAGGCAAACGGCACGTCATTTCGATTGGCGTTCTGGATAACGAAGAAATCCGCTGTCCCTGGCCTACAAAGGTTAATAGCCCGTTGTCCGCCTTTGTATGAGGCTATCAGTTTGCCACTATTTAATCTGTCGCTGTGCCACTTGCCCTTGCTTCTGCCTATTTCTAGATAGTCGGATACAGCGGATTTTAAGGCTGATTCCCTCATAACCAACTCCTGCCTACAGGACTTAGCCTGCGGGTGTCCTCGACCAAATCACGTGGCACCCTTTGCACAGGCGGCTCCCAGGGCGGCGTAATGAATTCCGACATACCAAGATCGTACCTCGGCCTCTTGGGTTGTTTCTCTTTTGCCCTGAGAGATACAAGCCGGTCGCGGTGCAGCCTCGCCTCGTTTTCATCGTCTACCAGTAAAGGATTGTTCGGTACACTCATTTGGCACCTCCACAAAGACTACATAATTCCCGCCGCCTGGATATTCTGACCCCGTTGCGCTTCTCTGAATATAACTCATCGTCAAGGCACTCAGCTAAAGTGGTCTCTACTGACTTACCGAATAATAAGGGACATTCTGCCTTGAGATGATACAAGCTGGACTTTACATCTGACCTTATAAACATACAAAAACCCTCCCGATATGCGTTATGACTGCCGTGGTTACAGCGTTGCCCATTGTCTTGTATCGTTGCGTGTCGCTTATCTCTTTGGTTCCACCGTTGAATATACCGTACTTGGTCCATCCATCGGGGAAAGCTTGGAGTCTTTCACACTCAGTAGGTGTCAAGCGGCGGATTGAGGAACCAACTTTCACGCCCCCTGTGTTCACACTGTCAATAGTAAAAGCGTAATCACCCTCTATATTTTTCTGGTTGCGTTCCATGAACTTCAACGGTGTTCTGTGTGCCTGTCCGTAACCGATATAGCCACCATTGGCTTGCCCCCCGTAATATCTCGTTGTGAGGGCTGGTAAGACAATATCCGGTTCGCAATTTTGTCCGATAGGAAATACTTGGGGTCTGGATTCGCTTCTAAGATTTGCGATAATGAACACGCGCTCCCTGTTTTGGGGTACGTAGTTGCGGCTGTTAAGCACCTGCCATTGACAGTCATACCCCAGTTCATCCAGCGTTGAGATAATGGTTTGAAATGTAGCCCCGCCCTTGTGATTAAGCAATCCTTTGACGTTCTCAAGGAATAGATACTTAGTTCCGCAAGCCTTCGCAATTCGGCAGATTTCAAAAAAGAGAGTGCCTCGTACGTCTGCGAATCCTCCCCGCTTGCCAGCAATCGAGAAAGCCTGACAAGGGAATCCACCAACGATGAGGTCATGGGCTGGAAGTCTAGCAGGGTCAACTGCCCGGATATCTCCTTCGTGCATTGTGCCGTCGTTCCAGTGGTATCGGTAGATGGCAGCGGCGTACTTGTCCCATTCGTTTGACCACACGCAATCAAAACCGAACCCTTGCTGTTGTTCCCCGCTTGCGCCGATAATGTCGGCGCAAGCCCGTTCGTGTCGTAGATTGCATCCCCCTGATAACCTTTCCCCAGAAAATCCCCTATTACTAACGGCTTCAAGCCCATATCTAAATCCCCCTACTCCCGCAAAGAGTTCTAGGAACCTCATAGCCATCCTTTTCCAGAGCAACCTATACAGGTTCTATTCTCCATTACGATCTTGTCCCACCTTAAATACTTCTCCACATCAACCAAAGATTATAACGCGAGGCATAATCTAAAACAAACTTGCTGTTTATTCCTATCCCTTTTTGGGTTAAGAAAAAACACAACTTGCCAAAGATTTTGTCCTTAATATTACGGTGTAGTTGCCCCGTGAAAACATGTGTTACAGACCAATTACAAGTCATAAACTCACCACATTCGTATATTTACAGCCACCCTCAAGGCGGAAGTTCCATGTCTTATTAACAGGATCAACGCGGGGATTGACACGATTCTTGCCGACAACAATCTTCATTTTCCCCTTATCTAACGAAAGATAAAGGCGGGATTTCTCCATCGTCGATGTCCCGCCACGCGCTAATAAAATTTCGTAATCACTTGTTGATGGGTTTTTCTGAAGAGCTATAATTGCTATCCCTGTGGTCAGTTTATCAAAAATGGCCCTAATGGGCCGCCCAATCTCGGCAAAGTTCTCCGTCACTTCCAAATAGTCAATGATATTTATTCCCGTGGGATCAATAACATCTTGAAAGTCACCGTTACGTGCGAAGGGGTGGAATAACCAATCTTTTAGTCCTATCATCCCCGCTTGCTCAAACCCTAACAGGCGTTCTTTCATCTCGTCGCCGTACATCTCGCTGGAAAAATAACTAATATCTCCATGCTCGTACATATTCATAAGAACAAAGTTTAATAGATAAGCTGTTTTACCAGCGTCCTTTGCCCCGGCAATAATAATAATGTTGTGCTGGAATATCTTGACATACTTCTCGATTTCAAAAGGCCATGACAGCGGGACTGGGATACCTTGAGATTCCAAATAATTTATAGGCTCGGCTTGCAGGTTCTTGACACGCCATTGCCCGGAGGAATGTTCAATCAGCCCCTCTTCTTTGAGCCGTTCTAACGCCTTACGCCGCCTAGCTCGTTCGCTGAAAGTCCCCAGCACAAACTCTTGGTCTATTTGTGCTGTAGTAAACTTCCAGCCAGGATTAGCCTTTAGGTACTCACGTATAGCCCCCGTAAGGTTGACATCCTCTTTAATTGTCACATTGGTCACATCTGTCACATTTACCCCTTGTTGTCACACTGGTCACACATTGTCACATTAATGTCACACGGATGTCACATTTGTCACACCGAACTAAACGTCCCAAGTCTTCCCCTCGTCCTTTTTAGAACCCCCCTTACTATCCCCCTTATTACCATTAGAACTAATACGTTCAGTGTCCAGCCCCAGTTTCCGTGCCAGTTTACTAATCGCTTCGGGTAAACTTAGTCTCTCGAAAGCCTGTACCACGTCGAACACGTCTCCACCTTTGGAACACCCGTGACACCAGCACCTTTGCTCCGCCTTGTAGATTACACCCGAAGGTGTCGAGTCCGTCCCATGTAATGTGCACCTGTAGGTAATGCGCCCCTTGTTGTAAAAGACCTCGGTGTACTCCGCCAGTATTTCGTCTATCTCCAGGCGGGATTTTATAGTCTCGATGATTCTGGGATCAGCGGGCCGGTAGCAAGTCTGTATCTTATCCCTGCGGGTGAACTCCGCCTCGATGGATGCTACGCTTTGCTCAAAGAAGTACTTTAGATGGTCAACGTATTCGCCTTGAGGAACATTAAGCGGGGGGTTGAATACCTCCGGGCAACTATCGAGGTCGTCTAGTTTCTGCCTTGCTTCCTGTAGGTTAAAGATAAGCTGGTCGTCTTTAATGCCCCGGTAGTTCCGCCACGCCATGAGCCGGAGGGTTTCGTTGTCACAATAAAGGAGAGCGGCTTTAACCCCGCCCCCCGCTTGTTTTTCTGTGGGCATCGTCACTTATTATAACCCCTAGCCCATTACATCCGAGATAATCTTACCGGCTAACTGAGGGTAGGCCCTGAGAAAGTGTAGTTTCATTTCGGCGGTGATTTTCCGTTCGTCTATCCGGTTCACGACCCGGTTCCATGCCGCAGGATCAACCTCTGCTTTCAAAGCAAACTGCCGCTGGCTCAACTTAAGGGTTTCCCTGAACAGTTCTAACTCATCAACTAAATCCATACCCCTACCTTACCATGGTCCCTAGCCACCCGTCAATACCATCTGTTCGCTTATAACAATCGTAACCATGCCCCAAGACCAACTCTTAATAAAACTGTAACTATTACCCTATTGTGTTTTGGCAACAAAGGGTTTATACTGAGGGGGTGAAGCGTAAAAGGAGTTGCCCGATGTTAGTGGAGCGCAATGTATTAATGGACGACATGAGAGGGCGTGGTATGACCCTCCAAGTAATCGGCGACTTATTTGGGTTGACGCGGGAGAGGGTAAGACAGGTAACACATCACCCAGTTAAACCCTTGACTATCCAGAAGCTAAAGAAACAGGGAGTGATTAGCATTGGGCGAACCCCACTTCTGGTTTGCTCCCAATGCGGCGTGGAGTTTACCAATAAAGATTCCAGGGCCAGGATCAGGCGCAACTATTCGGGTACTTTTTTCTGCTCTAAACATTGTCAAGGGGTTTTTCTCGGAAAACACTTCGGTATCCAGAAGGGGCAAGTACATCCTCGTGATTCTAAATATTTGCCACGGCTGCCCGAAATAAGAGGGTTAATGAGCGATGGTTATAAATTAAGTCGCGCCTTAAAAATACTCAACATACCAGTTTCAAATCATCCTACTATAAAGAGGTTGCTATGAAAATCAACGAGGAATGGTCTATCGGCAGCGACGAGCTTCAGTACATCGTCTACCAGACAAAGGCGACTAAGAAGGTGGACGCCTTGCATGAGACCAGAACAACCGCCGTGGCCTACTTTACGACCTTGCCCTGTGCTCTTTCTTGGCTAGTGGATAACGCCGTGAAAACCAGTGAGCTTAAAGACTTGAAACAGACCGCCGTTAAACTAGAGGCGGTACACGCCGACATCCTAAAAGCCATCGCCAAAATCGCTACAAGGGCGGAGAAGGGCATGGTAACATCAAATGAGTAGTATGACAGCCGTGGAGCTTTACACCACCTATAAAAAGCAGACCCTTGATATTATTGTAGGCATTAAGGCGGCTCCTGTTTTCTCTCCGGCGCAAGGGGCGCGGCTTGCCTCTCAGGTCTCGACGCTGGAAGATTCGATCCGCAGGTTAGAGAACTTATTGGGGAAGGATAAAGTCAATGTGTAGAGCGTATTCCTGTATCATCACTAAGGACGGGCGAGTAATCTGGCAAGCGGGTAAAGACTCGCATGACGAGTTACTTGAAATGGCTGGGATCAAAGATGACACTACGGATGGGGATGTAATCAAGTTCGCCAAAATCGAGATTACACCAGACAAAGGTTATTTGTTCCCCGAAGATAAGTGGACGCTTAAGGTGGATGAAAACACGACTCCTCGGTGGCTAACAAAAAAGAAAAAGGATTTGTGCTGGATAGAGTTTGGTAAATGGAAGGAACAGATTTACAAAGGGATAGACCTAGACAAGGCCAGAAATCCAGTTAACCCGTTAAAACTTCCCAGGAGAATACCCACAGAGGAAGACATAGAACTTCTCAAAATCTGGGCTTCGGTCAGGGCTTCGGTCAGGGCTTCGGTCGGGGCTTCGGTCTGGGCTTCGGTCAGGGCTTCGGTCTGGGATTCGGTCGGGGATTCGGTCTGGGATTCGGTCGGGGCTTCGGTCTGGGCTTCGGTCAGGGCTTCGGTCGGGGATTCGGTCTGGGCTTCGGTCAGGGCTTCGGTCGGGGATTCGGTCTGGGATTCGGTCTGGGCTTCGGTCTGGGCTTTAGTTGGGAGTTTATTTACTGAAATAACCGAATGGGAATACGCACCCAAAACAGACGGATACCCTTATCAATCCGCTGTGGATTTATGGAAACGCGGTTTAGTCGCTTCTTTTGATGGTAAAACCTGGCGGCTACATTCTGGCGAGAAGGCTGAGATCGTCTGGGAAGGAAAACTCAGCGCTTTCTAGGCAACCCTTAAGAATCTAGTAGAGGAGTAGTAAATATGTGTGAATTCGTTTCTTGGATTAAGGACAAAAAGAAAATCCACTTCCTAACGGCTAACCAGGTATTTGACACGCCGCGCGGGAAGTTGTTGCGTGACCATATTGGGGAAAGGGGTTGCCCCGCAGATGATTACGTTGGGCATGGGGCTATCCGGTTTTTCTATGAACTGGACAGCGGCATCGGAACACAAAAGGAATGTACCAATTTCTCCACGCCCCAGAACTTTCCGCCGCAAATCGTAAAAGCGATTAAAGACGGAAAGTTCTGGCGGTTGGGTATTCCCGAAGGAATATTGACAGCCCCGGCACGGGAAGCCTATTGCAAGGCGAAAGCCCAGGCCTTCGCGGAATTATTTGCCGACCCCAATAATCGTGTGGAAGCATGGCGATAAACGGAAGCCCAATAAAGGAGTAGCCCATGACTATACAGAATGACAGACTCTTAACAGACGTAGAAATTGTTGCGGCGGTAAATAAGGCCACTTCACAAATGACGCCCGAAAACGCCTCGAAAATTGGTCGAATGTGTTTATACGAAGAACTCGCTTCTCAGGATAAAAAGACCGCCGAAGCCATCTTGAAACAGGTTATTGAGATGGTCAAGATAGACAAAAAGGAATATGAAGAAGATTCTAAAATAGCAGGGTGGGACGATGGTGTGTTTCTAGACGGCGGAGCAGCGGCTTGCGATGAAGTTCTAACTAAACTAGAGGCTATTAGGTAAATGCCGAAAGTAAGACACCATCGCCGTACTGAATCGGTGCGGCATGAGCATCATAAGAGACGCGAGGCTAAGAGAAAAAAGATGTATCACGGGCTTGCTGATTTTTACTACAGCACTTACAAGGGTAGACAAAATCGGGGCATGGGATTGCATTAAGAGAGGCTATTAAATGAGTAAGCGTAGGTTTGATCTGATAGACTTCCTGGCGCAGTTCAATCCGCGCGATTTCGACGTTCCTCTACAGAAGATAGCTGAAATAAAATACGATCCCCCTATAACATTAGAAAATGGTCAAACCTTTAAAATGACGTTAACATTCAGGGATAAGGAGGATACAGATGAACAACATGACCGATGAGGAGTTTGCAAAGGTGTTTCCAGAGGAGAGGTGTCCCAAGCACGGGACATACCGAGGAGTGTGTATGAAGTGTGAGAGGGAATGGGAAGCATGGGTTAGCCAACAGGAAACAAGCGCGGAGTTTGGTAAAGTGTGTAGGAGGGATAAATGACAGACGGAACAAATAGTACTTCTGATATACCTATTCAGGCGACAACGATCATGCCGCGCTATCGGGTGAGCGCGTCAATCTCAACCAAAGGAACCATAACCTGGGACTGCACCGTGGAGAAATACGGCAGCCACCCTGATGATATCCTGGCAGAGCATGACTATCTCGTGGCCCAGTTGAAACTAAGGTATCCGGTGAAGGAGAGTTAAAGTGAATTGCGGCAAGTTTAGTAAGTACACAGAGGATACAACGCGCCAGGAGCTGATGATTTTCTTGACCGGACTTCTCTGCCAAGTGCAAACTAATGAGATACTTTTCGCTGAATGGAGTGAAGGCATCTACAGCTTCAAATTGGAATTAAAACTAGGCCAAAAGGAGAGTTAACGTGGAAAAAGTAATCACAGTCCAGTCAATTACAGAGAAGCCGACCAAAAAGGGTGACAAGAGCTATCGGCAAGTGGTAGCCACAAACGGCGAGAAGTACAATATGTTCCAGCCGTTTCCCATCTCTATTGGCAAGACGTTTCAACTATTCGGGGAAATGGAGAACGGCTACTTCAACACCACGGCGGTTGTAGAAGTCCCTGGTGTGCCTCCGGTGGTCGTAGCCGCCTCTCAGCAAGGCGCTGGTGTTACAGTTACAGAGATTAAGGTTCTGGATAAGCCCACCCATGCGGATTACCCGAAAGCGGAAGACCCCCGACAAACTTCAATTCACAGACAGGTAGCGGCGAAACTGGCAGTCGAGGCGTGGAACGCCGGGAAGATTGACAAGGAACACCTCAAAGAGTTTGCTACCTACTGGGTACAATACTTTGAAGATGGTAAATAGATGACCGAAGTTAAAGTCCACTCAAGTTGCGCCTTGTGCAAACAATGCGGGGAGCTTTATTTATTATCTCTAGGAAAGATGTGTAAATGTGAGGCAGATAAGCCCAAAGCAAAGCGCAAGGTTAGGGGAGTACCGGAAAATCAGGGAACTGCTGTACCGGCTAAACGAGGAAGAAAACGGAGGGAGAAGTGAATACAGCGGCAAGTTGGCTACTTATTCTCCTGCACTCGACGGATACACACTCGAAGATCATCATGTACACGGAAGAATTGGACGCCGATTATGTGACCCGTTTAACCAAATCTTGCTTACCTCAGAGGAACATCGCGCCGCTGAAAACAACGAGATTACCAAAGAGGAACTACGGGACAAAGTAAGGCCGATCCGTATTAAACAAGGTTTCAAGGAGATAACATGACACAAGACACAGAGGGGTATAAATCAATGGGTAAAGAGGATACAGAAATATCCGAGGTGTTTCTAAAGGCGAGGCAACAGGACAAACTACCAGAGGAACTAAAGCTAGTAAATATAGACCACGGCGGATGGCAGCGCGATGCAGACCAGATTGTTTATAAGAAAGCCCTAGCCCAACTAGCTACCATGACAGTGGAGAGGGACACTGCGGTAGAGGCAGCTAACAAGTTTATGGAAGCTGGAAAGATACTAGGCAGGGAACTTGCCACCGCAGACAAAAACTTCTTGGCACTTAAAAATGAGTTTGATGAGAGAATTGCCGAAGCCCTAGCAGCAAAGGAAGCGGCGGAGAAAGAAGCCCGAATAAATTGGGGTGTAGCTGTTGTGAATGAGGAAATCATAAAAGACTTAAAAGCTGAACTGGAAAGACCAGCCAAGGATAGACCAAGAATTGTTTGCCTATGCGGTTCAACACGGTTTGGCGAGGCGTTTCGCGAAGCCCAGTTCAACGAAACTATGGCAGGGAAAATCGTACTGACCATTGGCTGCAACATGAAGTCGGACAAGGAATTGTTTGCCGGATACGATGAGATTGCGTTGGGGAAAATCAAAGAAAAACTAGATGAACTCCACAAGCGAAAAATTGACCTTGCAAATGAAGTTCTGATACTGAACGTCGGTGGGTATATCGGAACTTCTACCCGAAGCGAACTTGAGTACGCCCAAAAACACAACAAGGTAATTCGGTATCTTGAGCCAGCCCCAGTAAAGGAGACAGAATGAACTACGATAAACTCCTGAACCCGATAACTGACGATGAAATATCCGAAGCGATTGGTACTGGCGCACTAGCTATGCCTCATCATCGGCGCATCGCTCAAGCCCAATTACAGAAAGTCATAGACCGGATAAAGCAGAAGCGGGACAACAGGCTAAAAGCGGCAAGTTATGGAGGCGATATAGACAAATATACTCACGAGTATAGTCAATACATGGCTTACGATGAACTTCTAAAGGAATTGGAGGGCTAGAAAAATGACGACTGATGAGCAATTAGCGGAATGGCTTAAAGGCAACCCAATCCACAATCAAGACAGAGGTGAGTGCTGCCCCGATTTTTCATGCTGTAATCCCCAGCTTCTCGCGCCAGCTGAAGTGCGGGAAGTATTTGTTAAAGGCAATAGTCATGTGCGCTCGCGTTTGTTGGGGGAGTTCTTGAGTAGAGCGTTTGCTGACCTTAAACCCGCCGCAGAAGTATATATTGCTGGGCTTGATGCTGACAGAATGGAATTGGAGGGCTAACCAATGACTGATAGGCAGAGTTACAATCCATTTGATGACACCATAGAGTTTCATCAATCAATAGCAGGAAATAAGGTAGAAGCTGCGACTGATAGGCTATTAACAGAACAGGAAATGTTTGACCTATGGTATGCACGTTTTTGTCTTAAACTACAATCTCTTTTGGGTGGATTACCAGAAGGAATGGATAAAGAATCATACAGGGATGATTTTGCAGACCCTCTATCAGAATATAAAGAAGACCCCGAAGGTCGAGCGTTATATGAAGTAGAGTGTAGTATATGAGTAATCTTTTAACCAAAGAAGAAATAGATGAAGTTTGGGCTGGTGAGTTTTCTTACAATAAGCGAAAACTAAAGTTAATTGAAGCCCAAGATGCCAAAACCTATGCCGCCTGTAATCAGGAATGGCAGGGGAAAATCAACGAAATAATAGGTCACGAATTGCTGGAAAACCGCTATAAACTCATAGCAATAGGCTGGCATGGCGAAGATAATGTAAGCGAAATGCTACACAAACTATTAAAGAAACTTTTGGAGACTATATGACTGACCTAAGAACAGAAGTTGCCCAACAGTTATTTGATGCAAATATGGATGCTCTTAGTTATCAACAGATAGCCGATGAAATCATAGCCCTTATCAATAAAAAGGTGGGTGGACTGGATAGAAGCGTGTCATTGCGGAGTTGCTATAAACATAAAGATTGCAGATTGTGATTCATTACTTGTAAGGCCATCCGATAATGACAATATTGGATGTATAAAGCAGAATGGGTTGTTCGGGAAATGGACTTTCGACGGCACATGATGAGTAAGGAGGAATAATGAAACTGAACTTATTTGATCTGATATGCCTTGCTATCATGTGGGCTTCAACGGCAACGATGGCTATGGTTATTATAAGCTCATGGATTTTAGGGGTGGAACACGCTACCCTTTGGTTTAATAAGTTCCATGAGCAAGCGTTGGAAACCATCATGTTACCATTAGGCGCTATCGGTGGTACATTTTTAGTCCACAAAATAACAAAGCGCAGGGAAGAGCCTATGGAGACCTACAAATCTTAGTGCCACGCCTCGTTAAGGTCTAAACATGAGGCACCATTCTGACTCCTCAAGCGGCGCATCTTATTTACATCACACGCCTGCCCTGTTAACTGAGGGCACATTGCCTTACCATAGTGAATACACTTTTCATTCAACCTGTGCCAGTGACAGCGTAGCTTCTTAGCGCTATCGAACACTTCACAGAACTCCTGGTCGCCACACTCGTTCATATCTTATCCTTGCACCGTTACTACATCTTTGTCTGGTACGATTGTGAATGAAGGGCATCCGATAACTGTAGGAGGAAAGAGTTTCTTCTCCCCGTAAGACGCTGGGATACCCTGTGTGTATGACGTGAACCAACAGCCGGTCATAGCCCCCACTTTATTACGTGAGATAATCTTGCCGTTATCCGTAAGGTCGAGATAAGGTACGGTCATTGTGACAATATCGTGGACGTGGCCGTGCATATAAAACCTAGCCGCGAAGCTGTCCATGAAGTTCTTTAGCCGGATGGTCTTGGCACTCTTAGTTATAGCCCCGCCTGAGCCGTGGGCTACTGCGCCTCGAATAACATGACTTTCAGACGATCCCCGGCGCTTGAATAATAAATCCACGAAAGCGGTCATCCCTAAATCAGGGAGTCCTAGTCTTTCGCAGAGATGCTTGTGCATATCATAATTGTTATACAGTCTCATCGAGTCACAATGGTTGCCTTCTATCATCCCGATACCTTGAGACTTAATCGGTCTTAATAAGGACTCGATTCTATCCTCTTGGGATTTACCTATATCATCGTGGTCAACCCACGATGCGACACCTCGCCCGTCCCATCGTTTGTCTTTTGGGGTGATACATTCGCCCATGTCGCCGCCAGAAAGCCACCTGGCATATTTATTAGAAGCTATTTCCCTTACCTTTGCCTTGAAAGCGTCCTCGCTACAATAGTCCGTCCCTGAGTGGAGGTCTGAAAGGTCATAGATTTTGAACTCATCGGAACGCCCATAAACGATTTCATACCGGAGTACTTCGATGGTAGCCTCCTAAATCATTACTGCAATAACACCGATTAACGCCACAGTAAACGCCACACCTACCGCCGCCACGTCCCGTTTGAAAGCATCGAGGTCTTTCTTTTGAGTAAGCACCATGCCGCAGATGCCACGGTCGTCTGTGTTGGGTAGCCCTAATAAACAGACGTGGACTTCTCTGATCTGAATAGCCATTTCGGTGACTTCCGCTGCGGTGTCGGTAATTACGGCGTCCCGTTCTTCCATAGTGTAAAAGCCTTTAGGTTTCGTTGGCATGGCGTAGCTCCTCTAACTGACGCTGGGCGTCCAGTATTTCAACGGCTAAATAATCAAGCTGCGGGTGGCCTATTCTTATTACCTTATGGTTAACCTTTGTAGCAATGGGGTCGCGGGCGAAGTTTTCAACTACTTCGTGGATGAGGTCTAAGTCCTGTTTTTCCTGTGGGCTGTTTTCGTCGATGTAAACACAAAAGCCGTCACCGTACCCACCGCCACAAGGAATATGAGACAGGTCGGCCAGTATTACCCTAACTATTGACGTATTCCTTGAGGAACTGGGGCATCCACGCCATCTCATTCCACTTCATAAAGGGTTTATGGCACCAGTCGCAAAAGTTCGATACATCTTCCCAGCAATATAAATCGTGGTCTACCACTTTGGGGTGACGGCCCTTAGATAATCGGTTAATTGCCGCCCAGAAATAACCGTCTCTGTCGTAAGACTCGCAGTCGTAGTTATCTAAAAAGGTGTCTATTCTGCATTGAGGTTGAGGGTCTAAATAGTTCACCACAGCGTAGGTTTTAGGCAGGTCGCACAGTAAAGGATAGGTTATCTCGCCGGAGACGTTCCGCACAATCCATTCCCCTGTCATAGTCTGGCCGCAGACGAAGCTCATGTGCCACCACTTGCCCCAGTACCAGTAGTGAGAACGTACCCACTTGTCGGGATCGAGGAAGCGGATTAAGAACGACAGGACATGAGCTAAAACACCGGCTTTAGGCCACAAGAGGATAGACCCCAATCGGACGTTCATTTCTTTTTTCTCCAATCATCGAGGAGTGACCAGCCAGCAACACATAGGTAGGCTATAACGAATCCGATAATAACTTTAGACCATTCGTCCATCTCATAACCTATCATTTTAGAACCTGTGTATCTTCAGATTAGTGACGATCCATTGGACACCACTCCAGACCTTTAATATTGCCGCGATGATTAGTTCTTTGATTTTGGTCTCAACTAACTGAACCGTCTCGTTCACATGGTAGAGGAGGCCCATTGCTTTCTGTAAGGTCTCTGATGCCTCGATGGTCTCGTTAATGATTTTGAGTATCGCCCCTGGAATGACCATCTCGCGGACTAGGTTCTCTATTAACTGGATGGTCTCGTTTATCTGGTGAATGAAGTTCTGAGCTTTTTGATAGGATTCAGAGGTCTGGACTGTCTCGGAAATCTGGTGAAGTAAAGTGCGTGTTCTCTGAATGGTCTCTGTGATTTGGAGGGTTTCGTCGATTACCTTGACGATGCCACTGGAAAGTCCTTTAACGTAGCTTTCGACTAGCTGGACAGTCTCTCCGATGGTATGAAGCAATCCTCGCGCCTTTTGGAAGGTCTCGGTGATCTGAATGGTTTCCAGGATGTTCCTGATTAGCCCTTTTCTTTGTAGGACGGACTCTGTGACTTCCACTGTCTCATCGGAGAACTTCTTTAACGCTTGGGCTTTCTGTAGGGACTCGGATACTTGAACTGTCTCATCAGAAGTCTTTGTAAGACCTAACGCTTTCTGAATCGAGTGGGTGATTTGAACAGTCTCATTAATGACCTTGATGAGAACTGCACCGCCGCCAGCAACCAACTCGCGGAGGAAGGATTCGACTACCTGAATGGTTTCGTTTATCTGATGGATGAAGCCTTGAGACTTCTGATGGGACTCGGTTACTTGCTCGGTCTCATTAGCCTCTTTGGTATAGCCCATGTACTTTTCAGGTTCTACCCTGTATTCGATATGGAGAAGAGGGGCTTTGGATGGGCCAGAGTCCCACGAATACGCATACCTGACACAACCAACAGCATGAGTGCTTCTATCGTCAAAATCCTCGTGGAATATTACTAGCGAGTTACTAGGATTCCAACTAGGGCGATTTACAATCTCTTGAACTACTGATGTAATTGAAGGTGTTTGGTATCCGCTCTCTTCTACCCATGCCTCTTCATTATCCCAATCAATTCTCGCTGTAGTGTGATTAGCAAACCGTGTGTCAAAAGCACCACCATCGTTCTCAAAAGTAACCGCATTGTCCACGGCTTCTGCGCTTATTCGTGTGTTATTTTCAGTACCAGACGAGGACGACCGGCATGTGAATAACAAATAGGCATTAGAAATCGCCGCGCCTTGTGGTATACCAAGATTTGTAAAACGCAAACCAGACCCAAATTGCGAAAAAGCATCGGTAGCCCCTGCATAACTGTAGGTGGCATTAAGGCCAAAAAACGGTGTAGTTAGTCTCCGTAGGCAATCATCAGCACTAGCCGCTACTCTTACTTCAATAGTCTGGGTAGAGCCGCCGCGTACTTCTAGGGTTTCGTTAACTGTTCGTTGTAGTCCCCTCTGAGTGTAAGTTCCTTCGGAAGTCTGAACGGTCTCATCGGAGTATTTAATCAAGCCGCGAGATTTCTGATGAGTTTCGCTTAATTGAACCGTCTCATTCTGTGCCTTGATTAGACTAAGTGCTTTCTGGTAAGTCTCTGATGATTGAACTGTCTCCGAGATTGATTTAATGAAGCCCTGTGTTTTATGAATAGTCTCACTTATCTGAAGCGTCTCATTGATGATCTTAAGTAAGGCTTCCCCTTGAGTTACAAGGCTCCTGACAAACCCCTCGCTGACTTGAATAACCTCATCTATAACTTTAAAGAACGCCTTGACGTGCCTTAAACTCTCCGAGACTTGTTCTGTTTCGGCAATATGCTTATAGGAAGTCCGCGCCCGTTGAAATCCCTCGGAGGATTGTAAGGTCTCATTTACTATCTTGAGATAGGCCGTCGGCCCCGTTGCTGATGGTTTGAAGTAGCCGGTGAGGAATGACTCATTGCTAGTTGACGAAAGTCTTGCATAGACCAAACCTGATGCATTAGTCTTAGCTGACATACTAAAACCAGTAAATTCTTGATGGTTAGTCCCACTCCCGTTTTCGGATTCATGCTCTTGTAGACTTCGCTCAGTAGATAAGTCATCACCATCCCTGATGCCTAATGTTATGATAGCAGCTACATAACCGTGTGTTAGCATAAAATCGCACACGCGCCCATCTTGGTCTAGATATGCAGATAAATCCTCAGTATGCCACGAGGCGCCATAGGGGAGGGCCTGCCACTTCTCCACGAAGTCCATTTCGGAGGAGAAGTAGCCAGAAGCAATAAAACTGGCGTTGGTAATATCACTTGAGTAATAGCTAATATCGGCGTTGGCATCTACTTTTACCAACATATCCAAGTAGCTGTAGCCGCCAGCTTCGGGTTCGTGAACGACTATTATCCGTTCTAGAGATGAACCAACTGCGCGAACACCCAATGTATTAGCAACATCAGCTTCTCTATTCTCTAAAAGTATATGGGCTACTTTCCCTGCCCATGCACTAAGAAGGTTGTCTCCTGTCTGCCAACTCCCGCTACTGCCACCAGATACAGGCGAATTAATAGCTTCAATAAATGTTACATTTGTCCAGTATCCAGACACATAAAAGTAATCAGCATCGGAAACGTCAGAGTGGTAGCACTCAATAATTCCATTAGCGTCAGACTGGACGAACATTCTACAATGGGTCTGCCCACCGCCTTCAGCCTCATGGAGAGTTACCCTGCGTTCTAGACTACTCCCGTTAGCCCTGACACCCAGAGAGTTCTCAGTACCCGCCGTGGCATTGGACAGGACTAAAGACAGAACTACGTTGTCCGCGCCAACTACTGCCGTGGTATCATAATCCCCCCATACCCCGTCAGACCCGCCCCAGGCTGTGCTTTGCCATGAAGCCCATGTCTGGGTATAGGCGGGGTCAACGCCGCAGACTTGACTAATCGGGTAGGTAGCGGTCTTGATCCAGTCCCTCGGCAAAGTGAAGGTAATGGTCTTAGCCGTCTGGTCAAGGTTAATATCCTCAACCCAAGCGGTGTTACCCAATGCATCGGCCATTTGCCCACGGTGGATGTACAGGTGAGTTTGGCTTAGATTTGTAAAAGTAATAGGTTGCCCGTTGTCCTTGTTGACGCCCACTTCTGATGTGGACTTGTCGGGTACCATAGCCGTACCTTCATACGAGTTAACCTCATACTCAGGTCTGGTTAGCAGGACTTCCCCCGTAGCATCAGAAATCTGGGTCGGGGTGATTGTGAATGGAGCCGTACTTTTAGGCCACTTGTCTACACACAGGGCTTGGTCATACTCGACATTGAGAGCGGGAATCTTGCGCCAGGTGATCCCAGACCAATCCACGTTCATAGTGATGGTAGTCTGCGCGATCTTCTTGGTCAGGATAACGTTATACTCAATACCGCCATCGGGCAGCCGTTCGCAGGGGTCTACCGGATAGATGTTGACGCTTATGTTGGAGTTAAAGGGGAAGGATACGGTTAGCCCATTCAATGACGGGACAAACGTTCCTCCTGCTAAACCAAGCGAGAACCACTTATTGCCCCTTATAATCTTGACATGGGCTTTGAAGCCGGAAACGGAGCTATCCCCTACTTCAACTACATCCCCCTTTTCGAGGGTATAGCGATAACCCCAAGAAGTACTTTCAACTACGTTGGGCATTAAGCCTCCAAAAAGAAGGGGGTTGTTAGCCCCCTTCATTCCGCCCTAAAGAAAAACTGCTAGTGTTTGTGAACTAGACCCCGCTGAAGAGGTCTCTCTGTACGGACGGATTTATTCTAGGTGGATTTTTCTCGTTGGCGACGGATGATTTGGGATTCCTTATATGTACGTGTTAACCCGTGATTCCGTAACCAATAACCTACTGTAGAGACATGAATCCCTGTTATCTGTGATACTTCTAGCAGGGAATAGCCTTCTTTGTACAGACGGCAGACTTCGGGGAATTCATCTCTCGCTTCAGCGGCTAGGGCATGGATTTTCTTTTTCCAATTGATTACCTTGAGAGTGTTTTCTTGCTTGATCCGAAGGTATGGTAGGATTTTTTGACAGATGAATCTTGATTTAGCAGAACCAAAAGTGAGATTGTGCATTATGTTACCACTTTTTGTTTTACCGCGTTTAGTAACACTAGAGCAAATCCAACCGTCATCTAAATCAGATTTAATCGAGTCTAGTACCCCTCGTTCCATTTGGGAAACAACCACCCTTGCCACTTGGTAGGAATGGTTCCCCTTTTTAGCTGTATATATATTGATACAGCCGTCAGCCTCAATAAACCCAGCAAGATAAGCCCAGAATGTCTCCGGTAAATCCTTCATATAACCCTCCTATGGGCTACATGATAGCACTATTCGGAGATACTGTCAAACTATACCTATACGCCCGAGAACAGGTGATTGACGAATAACTGCATTGTGTCAGCAGTCGTTTTATCGAAGGTAGTGCCGAAGTCAAAGTGGGACAATGCGGCAGTCGGATTGGTTGCCGAGTTCACAATCGCCCCTTCGTTAATCTTGGTGGCGCTTCCGCCAGTCGTAGACCAGTAGTAGTACCAGGTTACGGTATCAGTCGTGTCGCCGGTGTTGTTGGCCTCAGTGTCGCCCGCCATTGGATAACCTGATTCCAGTCTGGTATAGTAGCCACCGGCGGTACAGACGGTATTAAGGTCAGTATCAGCCTTATCACCGCCACCGGTAGTACCGGAACCTAACCGGATACCGCCTGTAGCCGCATGGAAGTCCACCGTTAGAGTTTTTGTGGTGTTGTGTTCGGCGTAGAACCTGTCACCGGCGTCAGTTACGATGTTGTGTCCGGTGAAGTGTAGTTCAACGCCTGTGGGAATCCATTTACCGTTTACAAAATCGCCTTTTACCAAGTGGCCTATGACGTTGCCTGTGAGTTTGACATTTTCTTTCATTGTTTTTCTCCTCTAAAGTATCTGATTATCTTCTGCTTAAAGTTTGATAACAAACCCTTCGCTTGATTTGAATGATGGAGGATGGTCTTCTTGCCCCGCATCAGGTGAACTACAACTACTTCCGATTGCCTGACATTCTCCCTTACCATAAACCGTACCATCCCATCCGATTATTACCGATGACCCAACGGCGAACTTTGTAGGGTCGAAGTCCTTTTTCCCGTATGGCGCGTAAGTGACTGTTTTGCATAACACCGAGAAGGAAGTGTTTTCGACAATAACTCCAAGACCTCTCGCGTATCCTATCCAGTACTCAACACCTCCTTTTTCCAGCGCGTATTCCCCTGTGTCTCTCATGTCGCAACCGTATAACCTTAACTTGAAAGGATATTTCAGGATGACTTTACCTTTTCTTGTGTAGGTCGCTTGGTGTAAGGCGTAGGCGATCATGTAGCACAGGGTATTCGAGAAGTAATCGCAGCCGAACTTGGCAACGATTTTATCCATCGGGAATAAGGTTGAATGAAGCTCTTCGATTTTGTGAATGTTAATGACTTCAACCCCGGCTTCTATTAGCTGGTTGTAGTCATCCCAGTAGAACATCTGGTGTTTCTCGCCGTCAGGCCATGTTTCATAGACCTGTTCATGGGCCAGAAAGATTTTATTGACGTGGCCCTTTAACCTGGCAATCTGCCAGTATCCTTGATTGACCGACCAGACCTCGGCATCGAAGGGACATTCTTTTCGAGAAGGCCCCATAGCCAGAATAATTAACTCTCTCATTTTCCTCCCTATAAAGTAACTTCGATCCAAACGTCACCGATACGAGGGGAAGTGGGTTCGGTTGCCCCCACGGTGATTTTACTGAGACCGCTGAATGCATCTATCGGTAGATGCGCCGCAGGCATACCATCAATTAGCTCTTGCTTGAAGGTGTTCTTGGCTACGATGGTATGAGCAATGCGCCCGCCTGCCGCAGAGTATTCCATGATAATAAAACCCAGTTGGCAAAGCTCTAAAGATTTGAGTTCGCCTGAAGCGTACTGGTAACTACCTGAGTTGATGTTGTCGATAACCGCGTTAAGGTTGTCCTCCGCATTGGAGTCCATAATCGAGAAGTAGACCGGCGTGGAAGTTTCGATGTCGTCCTTAGAAACGTATATCGGGTAGGCGCAGAAGACTTCGTTAACTGCGTTTAGGATAGTCGGTGTGCCTGAAGCGTTGTAATACATCGGGAGTTCGGTAGACTGGGAATATCTAACGTACTTGCTAGAGGCGTTTAAGTACATCGTGTTAATGGTAACGCCCGCCCCCGCTGAATCGGGGATTGTGGTAGACAACCCGTGGTCATCCATCGTATCCGCGCCGGTGACTTTGACTTCTCTGTGGGTTGAACTGGAACCGTCGCCTGTAGCAACCGGAGCGATGATAGCCCCTGTGCCTCGAATGACAGTGTTTAAGTTAGCGTGGAGATACGATGATACTTTAGTCGGGAAATCGTAACTGTGGTTCTCTTTGACAACACAATAGTTTGTTCCGTCGTAGTGGACTTCGTAGAGAATTATATTATCGGTAAAGGTTGAACCTGTTACCGAGGAAGTCGAAGTCAGGACACCGGACGAATTAATCATAATCCAGTGCGTAGCAAACGAGGTGAGAACGCCGGTCTGCTGCGCCGCTACCCACGTAACCTCAACCCCTTTGATGTATCCTATTCCAGCCCTATCAATCTGAAACATTCCACCTGTAATGGTGTAAGTGGCGGCATCTGCTCCGCTAGTCCATGCTTTAAAGCCGGTGAAGTTAAGCGCGGCCAGCGAAGATGTGACTACAGATACCTGGGAGTCGGTATAAGCCTGAGAGTTGTTATTGATAGCCCCGCGCTGGAAGGTAGTATCAGGGGTGCGTGACGGGAATAGATTAGGGGAAGCGGTAGGTATAGGCATTTAGACGCCTCCTCGTGGTAATGAAGGGCCTCTTGGTTTGGGAACTAACGGTGGAACGGGAGTTACAATCTGCCCCGGTCTACCCAGGTTAGGGCCGATTGGTTTTCTTGGCGCATTGGGATCGGGAGTTACCATGAACGGAGGAGGACGGTAATAAGGCCAGATTGGTTTGCCGTTGTAATCACTCTCAGGGCGGGTTTCTTCCTCTTCCATGCTAGTCCCAGACATAGCGTCAAAACCTTCAAGAGCAGGGAGACCGCCTAACTGAATCATACATTTATAGGTTGTTTTCCCCCCGTTTATTAAAGCGTTCTTGTAGACGTGTTTTATGGAGGTGACTCTGGTAGCGGCGTCGGTGGGGTAGGTCTCGGCTAGAATATAATTAACTGTCAGCTTGGGTTTATTAGTACCCGTTAGCGCGAAGGTAAACCAACTACCGCTTTCTGCCGCCCAAGTAGGCTCGTTATCTAGCACATCAGTCACTAACCTTATACCGAACTTGGAAACCCCACTTGTGTTAATAGCGGCTATCCCCGAACTATTTAAGGAAAAGTCTACATAACTACCCGTGGACACGTTGCTGTAATTTATAGCAGTAGCAAATGGTAAAGTACCAAAACTATTAAAGTCGGCTTGAACGAATCCCGACTCCCCAGCAGTGTCAGCGTCATAGACATTCACTGAGGGGCTAGTATTTAAAGTGTCACCTTTAGCTGGGCAATACAAAGACAAAGTAGCAGAGCTTATTACTATTTGGTTGGGTAGAGAGTTTGTCGGAATTAAAAGAATAATCCTGCTTAGCCGCCACCATCCACTTCCGCCAGCCGATACAATTTGCGCCACGCCGGAGGCTATTTCGGAAACAACTACCGCCCCGCCCGCAGCCTCAATGGTCGCAATATCCCCATCATGCAAAGCGTCCCATGAATGACCGTTATAAAGTGATCCTTGCCCTGCGTCGGCCCAACCAGCATGAGACGGGTAAAGGATTGACTGTACCATTAGAAGCCCCTCACGTCAATAACCTGTACACGGTCATAACACTGTAGTCTGGCGTCATGCGGACATTCAAACCAAGCGGCACGGCTTTCGGCTTTAGACCGTATCAATCTCGCTGAAGCGTACTTATCGGCGTCTGTCTGATTGTTGATCGTCGGGGCTACGGAATACTCTATAACGTTAGTCTGGCCTAGAGGCTGGAATCTCGCGGAAGCTGTTGTGTCCTCCGCTGTTCCGGTAATCATACTGCCCCAGCCTTCGTTCCACGCTGCGTCGGCGTCCTGATTACAATAGACCACTACCTTATTTGGGATGCTTTCGTTCATCTGCTCGGCATGGAATAGAGCCGTCATATACCCAGCGGTGGTTACGGTGTAATATGTTTCGTCCACCGCGTCTGAGTCCTGTGGGTAAATCAGATAACAGGTCTGATTAACGTCCATCCGGTAGTACTTCTTGGTAATGTTAATCAGACGTTTTAATAGACCCTGATAAGATTCTTGTGACGGCATATTGACTTCGATGTATGGCGTCATGGTATCGGTAATCAGATCGTCTGAAGAATTATCTGTTAGGGTAATGCTTACGTCAGCCAGAGCCGGTGTCATAATATCCAACGGAGTGGTGGTTCTGTTGTAGATGTAGTCGTAGAACGGAGCTGCGCCTACGTGGTCTACGTAAATCATCGAAAGCAACGTCCACGCGCCCCAGAGCTTAAGCGTAACGGTCAGGCCAAGAGTTCCGCCGGGTTGCGAACGCTCGTACTGTGAAACCACCCATAATCGAGGATATTCAGCCGATTCATTACCTACTCCGGGCACGACATCCCCATACTCAGGGTCTACGTGGTATCCCCTTAAATCAGGCACAGCCCTATCGAAGTTATTAAGGATAACGTCCGCTTCCTCGGTGTACGGGGCTTCGGTATGTTCTATCGAAAGTAGTCTGTCCGTTGCCACATCCGTAGAGTAGTCGTACTGTGTTACCCCGTTATCAAGGATGAACTTAATATAAGGAGTCCTATCACGCTCTAATTGCTGCGCAAGCTGAGTCGCGCTTAGGGTTCTCACCGCTGGTAACTCTCGAAGTATTTATGAGGCGCGATTTTATGGAGTTCTCTAAGAGCCGCTTGCTTCCTTTCGTGGCCCAGATTCCTTAAAGCAATAGTAAGATTGGCTGAGTTGATTCTTAGTTTAGCCTGATTAAGCGCCGCTACCGCCGTAGAGAGATAGCCGTTAGCCGTGGTCATAACCCCTTGTAGGAGGTTCAGGTAATCATTCATCCCGCCGCCTTCAGGAACAGAATTAACCAAAGCCCGTCCTGAATCAGCATCAGCCACCGCCTGGTCAACTTCGGGATTGGCTAACTTGTATTCGGTGTCGGCGTTGGTTATATCTGTCGCAATCAAGGCAAGGGCATCAAACGCCGTTGACGCATGATTGATAACGACATCCGCCGCTGCCATTTCAGTTAAGATTCTTTCGAGAGCGGGGGTTAGGGATGAGACCCTGAAAGTAACTACCGCGTTATCGGGAACTGTGTCTTGTAAGGCGGGTTCGATATAGATGTCACATTCGTTTGTGCCTATCGTAGCATCAGCGGTTACTCTATAGGTCGTGTCCGAACCAGCGATATTTAACAGCGTTCCAGCCGGAACCGTCCCTGTGCCTAAAGCGTCAACATGAATCATCCACGAACCGTAGGTGTAACCAGTACCCAGATCAATCGCTCCGGCAATGTCGGTCATTGAAGTTAAGTACTGTTCGGTATCACAACTTAACACTACGTCGTTGCGCCAGAAGATAGTTAAATCTTCGGTGTCCGCACCTGTGTCCGCTGCTACACAAGCCCGCCCTAAAACTAAAACGGTATCCGAGGTGATTGAGGCGATTCTGTACCACTCGTTTCCGGTGGACTTCATAATGTAATTACCGGCTCTTAACTCAGTAGTGAAAGCTGTGCCTACGCCGGTGATAGCAGTATCACCCGAAGTGAAGGTTACTGTGCCTGTAAGCAAATCGGTCTTATAAGCCTTCGGCGCATTGTCCATGACTAACCGTATAGTGTTGGCGTCGGTGTACCTGATGTTCCGACGGTTCTTGTCGAAATCCCCGTCGTCTATCAGATCGCCGTCAGAGTCCCTTGTGGACACGGGATAGACCGCTGAATTGACTTTGAGTAGGCCGAGAAACCCCGATACATTGACGTTCTTGGAGTAGTGTCTCGCCGTCGCCCAATAAGAGGCCTTCTGAGGGTAGACAATCGAGATTTCCCTCAAGGACGACTGGACGGCGGGTGTGATGATGGTGGTAGAACTCCAGATAACGTTAGAGCCGTCATCTAAAAGAACTTCAACATCGTCTACGATAGTACTTAAACTTTTTTGTGCCATAATTTAGTCCTTAAAAGTATTTCCTGCGCAGGCCGTTGTCCGAGCGCCTCTTCCAGTCGGAGTATTCCTTGAGCGCTCCGGTGGCGTGTTCCTTGCCGTACTGGGGCTTTTCCTTTTCAGGCTTGTGCTTAAGCTGGTCTTTGGTCTTGTATTCTGTGCCCTCTTTGAGGTAGTCCATGTAACTCTTGTCTTTGGCTTCCTCTTCGGTACAGGCAATGTATACGTCCTGGGATTTATCGCCTTCAGTAACAACTATTTTTTCAACTGGCATTTCATTACCTCTAAAATATGGTCACAGTCTGAATAAGTCATCGGTGGCCTAAATATGTCCGTAACCATAATCTCTTTCTGGTGCATCCGTTCGGCCACGGGGCAGATTTCCTCTTGTATGCCGAAGATTGGTAAATGATACAAGGGCTTGACATATCCGCCTCTACCGAAGAACACGCCGTTATCAATTAGTCTTTGCTGGTATTCGTCACGGTCATCCCCGTGGTATTTTAAAGCGTAAGTGTAGTAAACGTGCTTGCAATCTTTTTGTTCGATAGGTGGTTCAAATGGCCCGTAATCGAGGTGGCGTGACATATACTGACACAATGCTCTCCGATGGTCATTCATTGCATCTAATCGTTTGAACTGGCTTAGAGCCAGCGAAGCGGTGTACTCGGTCATCCTGTAGTTGTAGCCCACGATCTTTAATTCAGGGTCGGAGACTTCGCCGTGGTTTCGTACGGCTCTGGCGACGCGGGCAATCCAGTCGTTGTCTGTAATGAGCATCCCGCCTTCGCCGGTACTTACGGTCTTACTCTGATTGAAAGAGAATACCCCGCAGTCTCCGATGGTTCCGACTTTCCTGCCGTGGTATTCCGCGCCTATGGCCTGACAGCAGTCCTCAATAACTCTTAGATGCCCATTTATTTCGGCAAACCACATAATAGCGTCCATATCCGCCGAATGACCCATTAAATGAACAGGAATAATTGTGTTGGTTCGAGACGACCTCGCCCAGATTTCATTCTGATTTTTAATAACATCCATACAGAAGATGTTTTCATCAATATCACACCACTCGACCTTACCACCCGCTTGAAGGACGCATGATGCCGAAGCCACGAAAGTAAACGGGGAAACGATAGTGATATCCGCCCTACAAGCCACACAAGCGGCGTGGAGGGCTGCTGTGGCTGAATTAAAGGCTACCGCCCACTTGACCTTGAAATAGTCCCTGAAAGCGGCTTCCAGCGATTGTACTTTAGGCCCGCCGTCCTGACCCGCAGGACACCCCCTGAAAAGCGAAAGGTTCCCACTTCTGAGAACCTCGTTTACTTCCTTGATATCACCGTCTTCAATTACAGGATGTTTCATAGTCCCCTTTCATTTTAAGCACCCACTTTAATGTCTCGCGAGCCTCTTCACCTGGGGAAAGTAACGGAGAACCGGATAAGGCGTCTATAATATTTTCCAGCATGGCGGGAAGCATTGGTTCGCCTGAATGAGTCATATCTAAGTGAAAGATCGGCTCGGTGGTATTCTGATAAATAATCCTGACTACCGTACCGTTCTTGAAATATACGAAGTCCTGATTGGCCGATTCGATTTCCCCGAAGCTCTGTCTCAGTAAGTCGATAGCGTGAGTTCCTGAATTAAGCCAGCCCCTTGAGAACCTGAAGGTCGGGAGAGTGCTTCGCCTCTGGTGATTGACCTGTAGGAGAATGCCGTAATGCTTACAGACCTTAATAATCTCATCGGCATCTTCTAGTGTTTCAGCTATAGGCTTCTCTAACCATATGGCTTTGACATAAGGCGCAGAGGCTTCGACTAATTCCCTATGGGTAGAAGGCGGAGTGCAGATTGAAAGGATGTCTAATTTCCCGTAAGACATCATCAGAGTTGAGGTAAAGGTTTGGGGATTATCGCTGATATTATTAGCGGTGTATTTGTACGCTTTGGCGATGTCGGTATCACACAACCCCATAAGCATAATCTGGGGGTTGTTTAAATAAGCCTTCAAATGGGAGTCTGGGAACTCGCAGCCAATCCTACCGCAGCCTATAATCGCGCTATAAAGTGGCTCCGCAGTATACTTTGAGTTCTCCCCCGAAGGATTTCTTGAAACTGGCGATGTCTTTTTGATTAGCCCCGACAAGATCAACCTCTCTTTCATCCTTAATCGCGTTCCATAAAAGGTAACTGGAAGTCCCTGTGCCGTCTGACGCGCCTATGATGTAGTACGCTCTTTTATCGTCCCGAATGATAACCACTCCGGCCCCGTCGCAGGTGTAGATGGTTCCCATGTCGCAGACTTTTTTTAGGAAAGCTGAGTCGATAGGTCGTCGAAGTCCTTTACGTTCAAAGGTAAGACTGTAAAGAGCGTCCAGATACCCGAAGTCCGAACCAATGGGCAAGTCGTACTTCCGTACAAGGTTACGGGTGTCCTTATCAAGTAGTCCCCATTCAGGTCGAACGATATACGTGTACCGGACAAGTGGTTTATATCCGCGCCACAGGAAAGGTCTGATATCTGGTAGGGTGTAGTGATTGACCACATACTTGACATCCAGCGCCTCCATGACCTGTTGTGGGTTCTTGAGGGTAAGGACGCTCTGAAACGGAGTTAAGGGTTTGGCTTCTCCGAAGTCGGCTATACCTCCGATTAGATTATCTTTTTTATAAACCCCTTTTAGTTCGTAGTTACCGAATAAATCTAACCATTTAGTCGAGGAAAAGATTGTGCCTTGCTCTGATTTTTCGTTGAGTTCGTCCCACTCTACAGCAGAGATACCCACGCTTGCTCCCGTATCTTATTCAAGTCTTCAGGGGTGTCGATTAACATTCTCTGCCCGCCACAAGCCCTCATGCGCGTTACCGAGCCGGGGAGATTGCTCATGTAGGTGTGTATCCACTCCCTGTCTTTAGCTTCGTCTATTGTACGATGGAGTTTGCCTAGAAGGTCTCTTGAGGTAACGGCAACACATTCTCCGGTATCCATATTCTTGAAGGTAAAGTAGTCTGTTCCGGTCTCGTGGTATCCCGAAATAGCCTCCTCGATAACCTGTGGAGAAACAAACGGCGCATCCCCCCAGAGCCTAACGACTGTCTCGTAACCCAGAGAAGCGTAGTACACTCTACCAAGAAGATCGTCCTCATTATTCGACACAGAACACTGAATATGGTTCCTGACGCAGAACTCGATGATTTTAGGCGAGGTGTCAGTTGTGGCTATGACACACGGTAAGCCAGCGGCTTCCACTGTCTCAACCAGATACTTTAAGAGTTCCTTGTTGTTTAAGAGGGCTAAAGCCTTACCGGGGAATCTTGTTGAATTGAACCGTGAAGTGATTACCGCAACGCTGTTTGACACGTTTTCTCCCATTCAACTAATTCTCTGAGTTCGTCAGGGGTCATACTCCACGGGGCGTCCACACCTGTGTTATGGTCTACACAAAAGTGCTTTTCTACAGGGGACATCCCTCTTGCAATTGCCACTTTACAAGCACTCAGTCCTACGGTGTGGTCGGAATATCCGAAGTAGGGTTCAGGGAGATGCAGTTCTGAAAGTTGCGCAGGGTATTTCGATACACACCACATCTTTTTCCAGTTACTAGGAACAGGAGCATAGCCACCTTCAAACGACATATAACATGGTTTGTTTGTCGAGATGATCGCACTTCTTAGAAGTTCGTCTTTGTTCCACCTTGCGGCGATTTTGTATCGCTTGACCCCAATCTTCTCGCACCACCTCACCCTGTTTGTATCAAAGACAGAGAAAAAGACTTCAATATTATTGTCCCTACCAAAGTCGAAAAGTTCTTTAGCTTGTTCAAATGATAGTTCGTTGTGACCGGGTTCGCCGTAGAGTTTCATAGAATCAAAAAGCTGGAACTTGACTAATCCCGCCCCGTTATCCCTTGACAGTAGAATCATCTTCTTGGCTAAGTCGATATCGCCGCAGAAGTTCTGGCCCACCTCGCTGATTATAGACATACAAATCCCCAATGGATGGTAAAGACTGTCCCTTTGGTGATATAATTTGTATGTTTGGTTCTGTTGATTATCCGACCATTTTTACCCAAGACCGCAAGCCCTGTAATCTCTGTCCCTTCGGGTATTTCTGTGTAATCAATATCACCCCAGTTTATGTGTTTACACAACAACTTAATGAGCCACAATCTGATTTTCACCTTAACTCCTCTCTCAGTTTTTCATTCGGTCTGAGTCCGATAATCCGCTTCTCATCGTTAGGATAGAGTTTTTCACATAAGTCCCAGATATTGTATTCCTGACAGGGAGGGATATTAAGACCTTGTTTTGCCTGAAGAACAAACTTCGCCGCTTCTACTGTGTCGATAAAGTACCTGTAACACAGCTTATCGGTGATGGTAAGTGGTTGCCCTAGTTCGTGTTGTCTTCGCCACAGTTCGATGACAGAACCAGTGGAACCGTACAGATTGGGCAGGCGCACCACGCTCTGATGATGTAGGAGGAATAGATGCTCGGCAACGAGTTTAGTCGCCCCGTACAGACCTTCAGGGGATACCGCTTTATCCGTCGAGACAAGCGTTGCCGGTAGATGAAGTCTAAGAACGTTCTCCGCCCCGATGATATTAGTCTTAATTGCCTCTGAGGGATTCTGGTCACAATGGTCAATGTGCTTGAGGGCGGCGCAGTTAATAGCCTGTTCGCATCCTTCGGCGGCTCCCCTGAGTGCGTCATAGTCCCTCACATCTCCGATAACATATTCGTTATCAGGGAGTTCTTGCTTACAGAGCCATTGCCAGTATTCGTTCCTTGAGTAGACCCTGCATTTAGTTAGACGGGCGATTTCCTTGCCTAGAGTGCCAGTACCACCGATAAGTAAAATCATTTAACAGTGACCGATTTCGCTAAAGAACGCGGCCTCTCTGGATTCAGCCCTCGCGCTTTAGAAGTGTAATAAGACATCATCTGCAAGGGAACAACACAGGCCATTGGGGAACTGTTGGGAATCCGTATCCACCTATCGAACACCGGATGATTAACGTCGGAGATGCCGATGATGTATCCACCCCTTGTCTTCGCTTCCATCAGGTTATTAATACAGGCGTCGAAGTTTTCGTCTCTAGGGCAGACGGCGATAATCGGTGTACCATCCTCGATAAGCGCCAGACTACCGTGCTTCAGTTCACCGGCGGGTAGGGCTTCAGCGTGGATGTAGGTGATTTCCTTGAGCTTCAATGCACCCTCTAAAGCTATCGGATAATTGATTCCTTTAGCTATCAAATAAACGTCGTCACCTTGCAGGACTTCCTTACAGTCCGACATGAAGGGTTCCACATTACAAGTCTTACCGACCATCTCATGGGCCAGGTGATATAAGATGCACAATGTCGAAGTGAAACTTTTGGTAGCCGCCACCGCCAGTTCCGGCCCGCAGTTCATGGGTATCACGATGTCTGAAAGTCTGGAGAGTAGCGAATCAGGCCGGTTGATTATGGAGATGACCTTCGCTTTGTGTTCCCTCGCCAGTCGAACTCCGTCAATGACATCAGCCGTTTCACCGCTTTGAGAGATAGCTATCACAAGTGAATGACGGTTGATGCTCTCCGCAAAGTTCTGTAGCTCTGAGGCCAGAACGACATCGCATGAGACGCCCGCGATCCGCGAGAAGAAGAACCTGCCAACGATGGCGGCGTACCTGGAGCTGCCGCAACCTATAAAGGTTATGTCCCTCGCTCTTAAAACTTCGAGTGCGGCTTCCCGTAGCTCCCACTTTTTATCACCCTGCTCAAGGATTTCCTCAAGCATGGTATGATTTACTGCGATTGCGGTGTCTTTTACCGCAGCCGGATAGATAGAAACAACCTCATTATCATCGAGTAACCGTCCGCCTAGAATGTTATCGGATGAGGCGCAACCATCTGAGACATATAAGGGATTGCCTCTACGAGCCGCTACGATTCGATTCTCGCCCTCTTTAACGGCAAGGATGGCGAAGTTGCCCTGTAGATTACTGACAGCACATCTAACTTCATCCTCAAAATCCAGACAGGGGGTTTCTTCTATTAGGTGGACGATAGTTTCCGAATCTGTCTCCGACGTGTAGGTATGGTTGGGGTAATCGTCTTTAAGGTGCTGATAGTTTTCGATAATGCCGTTGTGGACGATAGCGATGGTTCCACTACAATCCACAAAGGGGTGAGCGTTTTCCTTAGTGACTTTACCATGTGTCGCCCACCTTGTATGGCCGATTCCCAGATTGCCATGTAGGTCAGACTCGATAGACCCGATACACTTGTCTACTTTAAGCGTCCCGTTCACTACAGCTATCCCCGACGAGTCATATCCCCGATATTCCAAGAGTTTAAGAGACTTTAAGAGTAAAGGAACAACGTCCCTGTCTGAGATATAGCCGACTATGCCACACATTTCTGCATCCACACTTCGCCGGGTCTTGCCTCTGCCATATAGGTAAATCCAAGTGATTCCAAGAGATTCCGTGACCTCATATTGTCATTTAATACTGTAGTGTGGCAGTACTTGTAACCCTTTTCCTTGAGCCATGCTATCGCCATTTCGACAGCTTGCTTACCCAGTCCCTTGCCCCATAGCGTGACTTCACCGATGAAGTAGCCTATCTCAGGCGACCAGTGATCCAGTTGCCCTAAAGTCACACCGCCGATTCTCCGGCCTTCATGTTCGATGATGAAGTACATCCAGTTAGCGCGTGACTCTATCCATTTACAATGCTCATCCCACTGGATTAAATGCCCATTGGACTGGGAATAAAAGCCCTTGTTAATGAGCGGTGAGTTTCGCCATGCTAAAACCAGTTCCCAATCTTCCCTACGCAGTTCTCGTAGTTTCAAGGTGTTTTAACATTTCCTCCATTTCTTTAGCTGAGATTTTATCCATTGCCCACAGTTTACGGACGCCTTCGGGTGTCTTCTGGAGTTCCATGACATTCAGGGGGTCAACCTTTTTCTTATTGAGTTTCCAGAATCCGTAGGGTACACCGTGGTCTGTCTTGCACAGAGCCGAGTCAGGGTGAATCCAGACGTTTACGCCTATGGTTTTAGCGATAGCAATGAAGTATTCTATGCCCGCCCGTTCGGTGTTGTACTCATCCTGGGTGTGCATATCCACGCCGTAGAATCTCAAGCGCATCGGTTCCTTTAATTTCAGAAGACCATTTCTGATAGTGGTGTTCTTATGAAGTGCGTAAGCCACCATGTAAACGATTGTGTCGGTGTAATACTCAGTCTTGAACTTCTTTTTAAGAGTGCGGAATGGGATGCGGGTTTTCTGCTTGATTTCCTTAACATCGAACAAACTGACGATTTCGGCTTTTAAGTTATTGAGTTCGTCCCAGTTGAAAACGTCGTCATCTTCCCAGTCTTTTTCCTGCCCTCTGTGACAGATGAACAGTTTGTCTAATCTGCCGTTTAATTGAATAACCTGCCGGTAGCCGTTATTGACGCCCCATGTTTCACAGTCAAAGGGACACTCGAAGCGGGATGGCCCCATTCCCAAAATGATAATGTCTTTAATTGTTTCTCTCCTTAAAATAGTCCCGCTGTTTCAAGGCACAGCGGGCGAAGCCCTTTATTCAATTACGGGGAGAGTCGAAGGTCGATGAGGTGGAAGAAGTTGGCTGCCGGAGCGCAGGTCAGGATGACACCGACTTCGTTCATCAGACTCCAACCGGAGTCAGT